TAGACGATTTAGAACCATTCTGATAGCTTACATGAGTGCGCCCGACAGTCATGCTTGCTAGTGATGTCTTATCCTCAGCGGTCATAATGCCACTAGATTCGAGATAAGCGATTTGGAATGCGACTGCTTTCTTAACAGACTTCTTGCGTGGTTCAAAGTCCGTTTCAAAATCGGTGAAATCGTAGAAGTTCTTGGTATACAGGTCAATAGCCATCGCTGCACGGGCTTCTAGCTTTTCAAAATCTTCTACGTCATCAAAACCAAGTTCTTTAAACTCGTTTTTAGTTAGATAAGCGATTTTAACCACCTCCATATAAAAAGCGGTGTATTATCCGCCTTCTAGTTTATTCCTCGATTTCGTAACCGAGATTAAGAAATGCTGAAACAGCAACGTCATTGGTAGCTGTGAAGCTAACACCATCCTTAGTCAAGACAACGCCGTTTACTGTTGTTTCTTCTTTCTCCTTAGCTGCCATAGTTACCCCCTATTAAGCAGATTTATGGACGTAGATAGCTTTCTTCTTGTTTTCCAAAACGAAAGCATCGTAACGGATACGTCCTTCAACAAGTTTTCCGTTAATTCCTGGTGGGTTATCGTGAATCTTGTAATCTTCAAGCTTAACTGGTGATGTAGTAGCTACTGGGTGAGCAATGATAAACTCAACACCTTGAGGAAGGCGGCCTGGTGTAAGAACCACTGGCATGCCGTCAATCATACCAACTTGACCGTTGATTGTAATTTGTTGTCCAAGATCTGACTGTTTAACAAATGCTGTGTCAAGCTTGATAAGTTTGTAGAACTTAGAAGATACATGAAGCACACGCCCCGCTGTTGGGACAAATGCTTCAGTAAGCTTGATTTGACCGTCAAGCACTGCTTCATAAGCATTGTTTTTAGTAACTGCAGCTGTAACGATGTTATCTGTGTCAGCACCGCCTGCAATTGTTGCGAATCGGTATGTGTCAATTTCTGGGATAACAACTTCTGACAATTGACGGGCAAGAGCTTTACCAGCTTCCATAACACCGTTAGTGTCTTGTTCTGATTTCTTGTCAATAGTGAATGTGAAAGAGCGGTCTTTCTTCAATACCATTGTTTGAACAGTGTTACCGAGTTCATCCGCTGTACCGTAACGATTGACACCGCTAGTTGTGTAGTCGTTCATTTGAGATGTTGGAACAGAATACACTTTAACTGTGTCAACGCCAGTAAAGTCGAAATCTTGGTTAATGATACCAGTTGAAAGAGCTTCTTTTGTAAAGCGTTCATCAACTTTGTTGTCAAATTTCTGTGCGTAGTTAACAACCATGTTTTAAATACCTCTTTTCTTTTTATACGCTATCAAAGCCTTCAAATAGGGCTTTATCTTCTGCGCTAATATCCTGCCCTGCGTCCGCTGCTGGATTGCCTAGAACAGTGATATTTGGGTTTTGCGGCTCGCTTTGAGCTTGGAAGAGGTAAGGGCTTGTTTCTCTTAGACCGTTGATAGTTTCTTCTAGGACTGGTTTGCCGTCCTCACCTAGTTCAATCTTGTCTAGGTCAATGAACTTCATAAGGTCGTCTGAGTTGTGAGCTCCCACGTCTTTCAGCGCCAAAGCTACTGCATTAGTTTTCTTAACTTGTGCAAGGTTAGCTTCACTGTCAGACTTGTAAGCTTCAAATTTAGCTTGTAAGTCAGTCAATTGTTGTTTGACTTCCTCACTCGCTCCCTCTTTGGCCTGCAAGTCGCTAAGTGCTTGGCTTTGTTGCTCAAGTTGTTGTTTAAGACTGTCGTTTTCAGCTTGTAATTCAGACTTAGCTTGTGCTTTGGCGTTCTCAATCCCAGAACCGTACGCATTCATTAAGGAATCAATCACTGCCTTGTCTTCGATACCAGCTTCAACTAACATGTCACGTTTTAAACTCATGCTTAAAACTCCTTTGTTTTACGCCACGATGGGCAGAATTAGACAGTTTTACGCCATGCTCCAGGGCAAAACAAAAACCGCATCGAATTGATACGGTTTCTAGTGGTTTATAGCAATTTATTGCATGAAAAAAGCGCCTAGATTGTTCTAAGCGCTAATAGTATTGTACTTCTGTCTTAGACATTATTTGTGACAATTTTTGGCCGTCAATATCTAAGTTTACTAAGTCATCAAGAGAGGACACTACATATGTTTGAGCTCCTATGGAGACCTGGATGTCCGTTGTAGAGTTGGGTAAGATAGCGCAATCTTGTCCTTTGTAGACAAAAGAGGCGTCCCAACCGTTATCATATAACGCTTGTAAATCATCTAATATCGCCATAATATATCTAGGTTCTCCTCTCTTTCATTGTTTGTTAATTCTCTAGTTGTTCTACTGATAAACTTACCGTCATCATCAAACACAAAGTCGTGAACATGTTCACCTTTTTTCCCGTAAGGATGTTTATCTGGTTGCTTATGATTAGTGAAATGTATATCTTTTACTTTGTAGCCCCTATCATCGTAATAGGTTCTGCCAAGTACATCTCCATTCGTTGCGTTATGTTGGACTACACTATTTGGCTCTCCAGCCTTTCCTGGAGGTGTATGTCCTACTGTAACCCCTGATACACTTACTATTTTACCACTTTTCACAGCCTTATCAAGTTCTGCACGCTTAGTAGCAAGCTCTCTAGCTTTCTTTTGTTCTTCTCTAAGCTTAACCTCTTTCTTAGCTTTGCTAAATGGGTCAGCATAATATTTCTCTCTAGCGTAATCACGATGTAGAAACGGATGTTGTTTGAGATAGTCTCTCATAGCTCCCTGTTGGATCCTGACCTTGCTCTTATACTTGTCTATCAGATCCTGGTCACCTAGTTTCTCTGCTACATGCAAAAGCTCCTTAGATTGTCTAATAGAACGCTCAATAGCCCTCTGCTTAGATTGGGCATTGGCGTTCTCAATAGCTTCCTCTGGCGTGAGATTTGCTAGATGTTCGGGAAGGTCTGGTTTATAATTGGCTCCCGGGATGAATGGCGTCATGGTATGGCCACAGTTAATGCCTTGGCACCCTCCGGGCTTACCATAACCGTAATCGTCAAGGGAAAAGATTTTCTCGCCTTCTTCCACTCTAGTTTGACCAGTTGTAACTATCTGGTGCTGTAACGGTGCGCACATTTCCCGAGCTGCAGGCTTCATCGAATAATAGAATGTATCGATTCCTAACTCATCAGCCGGTGCTTTCCTCGCTTCACGATAGACACGCCACGATGTGGTTTTAATGATTGTCCTAGCGTAAGCGTCAGCTCTCCAACGCTTACCACCCTTGTCAGTAAAACCATAGAATCCCCTCTCAGCCCATTTCATAACTGTTGTTGAAATAGCCTTGTCTGGATTCATTAAACCAGTGACTACCTTTGCGACGGCCTCCTCAACAATATCTTGATAGACCTTTCTGACGCTCTTAGGTAGCGTGGTATTGATAAGATTATCGATATCCCCTGTCGTCTGATTAACATAGTTAGCTAGTCTTGTCTGAATAAGGTTGTTCGCGATGAAGTTGCCGTTACCACCCAAAGCCTCTAGTAATTGACTCTTGGTGTCTTTGTATACCTTGTACCCCTCGTTCTCGATAACATATCTCAGCTGTTCCTCAGCTACACCAGAATATCTAGCAATGAGTTTGATATTGTCTTTGTTAAGCAAGCCCATCTCACTCATTTTTTCTAGTTGCCAAATATAAGGGTTATCCTCTAGGCTAGCACTGCCACGCTCTCTGATACGGTCAACAACTTGGTCGAATAAGTCCATAGTCATTTGGTGATAGATGTCAGCTACACGGCTAGCGTCTAGCATTAGCTGCTGATCATTTAACTTGATAGGTTTCTTATCCGCCATAAGTTATCACTCCCCGTATATCGACTTGTCTTCTAGGCTTCTATTGTCGTTAGCTTCTTCAATCGTGTTCCCGTTGATTTCTGCTTTAATTGCCTTGGCTTCCTCTGGTGTTACGTTAAGGACCTTCTCAATAGCCATCGTGTCAGTGCCAAAGCCTGCATTGACTACCTTAATCCAGTAATCAAGCTCTGCGTTTCGGTCTGTGAACACACCATCATCGAGATTGACGCTGATAGCTTCCATCTCTGGGATTGTGCCACTGTATAGCCCGTAAGCTTTAGCAAGCTCTAGCATTGATATGATTAGCTCTCTTAGTGATCGCTCGACTAGTGAGACAATGCTGTTGCGCATTTGATAGGTGTCCGAGTTCTCACTGACAATCTCTGTCGCTGTCTTCATGCTCTTGCCGTCAAACGTAAACATGCCGGCTGACACACCTAACTGCATTTCAAACAAGCTCAGACCTTCATTGATAGCCTTGATATAGTCTTCTGCTCTGATAGGCGTTGTAAGGTCGGTAATCTTAACACCGCCATCAATATCATTGCTCTCGAATTGCTCATAGACGTTCTGACCTACTTCGAATTGATGTCGGACAATAACCTTGCCGCCTTCTTCGGTATAAGTGGGTTGAATCATTTGAGCAGGAACAGCAACACGACGCTGCCCCATTTTGACTTCCCACATAAACTGGTCATAGGTTTCATTGAGGAAATCAATCGTAGTCTTAGCATTATCGAAGATAGACAAGCCTAGAGGGCTGTTGATATCTTTGTTATTCATGCCGGGCGCTTTCAGATAAGTGAATAGCGGACGGCTTAAACCATGCAATTCTACTGTTTCCTCTAGGTCCTCATAAACCTCTGATAGTGGCACCCTCTGTCCTACGATATTTTGATTGTCTGAACGGTATAATTCGTTTGATACGGTATATTTACCATCTTTAGCCCACTCATGCAGTTCGATAAGAGTGTAATAGATTGTCTTCTTACCTTGCGCCTTGGTTGTCTTAGTTACGATAGCGGCACTTGATACATCTTGCGTGTTCGATTGTAGCGGCAGAAAGACCGGTGCTTGCACAAATGACACTCTGACTTGCTCACCGTCAATATAAGGACGCATTGCAAGACCGCCAAGGGCCAGACATGACTCTAGGTAGCGCTCAAAATTCTTTGTAAAGCGGTCATTATTAAGTTGCTCTTGAATGAACTTGTCAGCCGTTGCATCATCCACCTTGATTTCGGCTTGTTCGTTGAATACAAGACTAGCAATCTTCTTTGAAGCCGTTCTGGCAATCGGCAGGTGATTGAACGCCCTCTTTTGAAGTGTGCCGTTGCTATCTGTGTACTTGATAAGTGGATATTTGCCGGCAAAGTATTTCAAACTCTCCCTAATGCGGTCATATTCAGCACTTGATACGGCTATTTTAGGGTGGTCTGTGATGTCAGTTAGACTTTCCGTTGTCATAACGTATTTACTCCTTGTGAATAAGTCTTTAATGGTCTGCACTATTCCCATTATTAGCTCCTTTAAGCCTTCAAATCTAACGCTCTAGCGTTGTCTAATACGAAATATTTGAATTCATCGACAGTGTGGTCATCTTCTTTGATAACTTTAGGGTCGTCAGTGTGTATTGTCTTTTCATCATAACGATACATCTTGTGTTCTTCATAGAATATCTTGTTACTTGGGATATCCAGATAATAGAAACGCCCCTCGGCTAGTAGACTGATGACCATATCAACCATGGTCTGATTTTTCTTCTTAGCTACCGGGTGCCAGCGTTCCCTATAATCTTTGAAATACTGGTTACGAAGCGCACCCTCTGCACTATCAATGGTCATTTTAAGCTTAGGCACTCGGTACTGCTTCATAATCTTTTCAATAAAATCATGGATCATAACTGTCAATTCGCTAGGTGCCTTCTTAACCACTTGACCGGCTGGGCTGTAATAGAATGTGTCTAACAGAATTACATTGCCCTTTGCAGTCAATCCATAAGCGCCGCATGCCGTAGCTGATTGCTGGTGCCCTGTATCCATTGCGAATGATATTCCGATAAGCCTATCATCCGTTGGCAAACTATCGATAGCATGGAATGTACTCATGTTATACACTTGATTTCCAAGCCCAACCGCTTCACCAAGGTATAGATAGCGGTAATAGTCGTAATCATTCTGCTTAATGCGTTCGATATCCTCAAGCATTTGCTCAGTAACGAAACCTAACTCATCATCAAGATAGGTGCTTGAGTGTGCCAGATAGTTCTCGTTAGTCTTGATTTCCTCGAACCATTCATTTATCCAACTATAAGGGTTTCGTGGTGGGTTATAAGACCAAAAGAACTGCACAAACGGAGCCTTATCATGCTTCTGACGCATGAAAGTGACGTTTGATTGGTCAAAGTCCTCAGCGTCGTTAAACTCAGCCGCTTCTTCATACCAGACGGCGATGATATTCCCGATATCATTTGATTTCAGTTTCTGGAAATCGTCTTGACCGTAGAAATAGAAGGTAGAACCAGTCCGCTTGTGAACTATCTTAAACGGGCTTACAGTCGCTCTAAACTGATTGTCCAGTCCAAACATACTGATAGCCCATTGAACCTTGTTAAACACGCTGTCACGGATTGTATTTGCTACCTTACGAATGACTACCACGTTAGCTTTTTTGCCTTGCATGATGTACTTAATCATCATATAGACAAGTTTCAGCACGATAACCGATGATTTAAATGAGTTACGTCCACCCTTTAAAACGTTGTAAGGTTTGTCAGATTGCCAAACTACCTTGAAATTAGGGTTTACGTTTTTTTGAATATCAATCGTCGTCATTTGGGATATCCTCCCATGCGTTGATGATATTGACGTTCATAGTTCCTTCAACACCGCTATCAAGCTGTTCTCTTAGCTTTCTGATTTCAAGTTCCAATTTCTCGGACTGTTTAGCCGTTGGATAGCGTTTCAAGATTTCAACAATCGCCTTGATAACTGTATTATTGTCAGCCTTCTTCATAAGCCTCTCAACTTCACCAGTCAAAGGATTCATCATCAAGACTTCTTCGTCTCGTTTTCCTCTAGCAATGTCGGATAGGATGGACAAGGCTTCTTTTGCAGTCATGATATTTGCATCGTGCATCTTCTCGATTTCGGCAGTGATAAAGCTTTTTATTTCAGCTTTTTTCAGCAATTTTTCAGCTTGTGCGCCCGATGTTTTTGGGCTATACCCAGCATTAATTGCTGCTTGTGTGCCATTCCCTAGTTTGATATATTCACTAGCAAATAGTTTCTGTCGTTGATTCAGCCCAATATGTCCACCTCCTTCGTTGCTAGATTTTTGTGTATAAAAAAGACAACCCACAAAATGAGCTGTCTCCGTTTTTCTTCGATAATACAATAATATCACTTTAAACAGTTATAAGGCACCGTGTTTTAGCCGTCAAAATACCGAAAATTCAGCGTTCTACGACTAATTGACCATTTCTATACAATTCTGCAAATGCTAGGATAGCATTATTTAGCAATTCTTGAAACGCCGTTCTCTCAAAGCCAATAGACTGCGCTATTTGCCAATTTGGCTGGGGCGGATAAGCTAGGTATTTCTCTATCAGTATTCTGCGATAGTCTGGACGGTATAGCCCACTAACTGCTTGCTCTATGGCTTCAAGCTCGTTCATTGCATCAACACGTCTGACTGCGATATTTTCCACTGGTCTACTTACGCCACTGCCACCCCGTGGCATGAAGGTAAACTCTTGTGTGATTTTTTGTTCAGCGCCATCGTGTGCAATCTCTCGCCATCGTGGGTATTCTCGAAGTTTGCGCTTGCAACGTTTGATTGTTGCTTTCTCATCAATTTCCGGCAATAGCATATTAAGGCCCTCTCTGGTATAATAGTAGTGTTGATTTCCAAAGAGTGCCGGCCAATGTGTCGGTTCTTTTTTTGTACCTTATTTGCTGATTTGAAATGCGTAAATTAGACGAGCAAGGGAGTCAAACCCTCAACTAGCTACAAGCCCATAGCTAGTGCTGTATACAATGCACGTTTGACACTGGTCTTATTGCGTCCCAACTCCCCTTGTGTCCGATATTGAAGAGTGATACGGTCAACTTCACTATCTAGACTCTCCGGCCATTCGTAATGGTTGAAGACATACTTAGCTATCTCACTGAATAGCTCTCTGGATAGCAGTCCTTCTAGCTGAATCACCTTCCGAGGTGTTAGATTAACACGCTCTACATAGAGTGCATTGATAGCACTGTAGATGTTCTTAGCTTCCTTCTTCGAGCAACCCTTAATTTCCATGATATGTGCCACGATACTGTTTGGATAAGTAGCTCTTAACGCTTCTACTTCCTTGCGATAATGTTGAAACAGTTCCTCGGTGAGCCCTGCATTGGTCTTATCGACTTCTTGGCGACCTGTGCAATACTTTCCAGAATAATGTTCTGCCAGATAAGCGTGCAAGTCGTCGAATAGATTGTCTGAGATGAACTCTCGCATATCGTTTAAAGTTGCGGGCGACAGTCTCGAGCGTTCTTTAACCACGTTGTCGAATCTCTGGAAATATTTCCTAGCTTGATGACGGTCACACTCTTTAACCTCTTGGATGTGCTTGGTGAGTGTTCTATTATGCTCCGATTTCAGCCCGTTAAATTCGTCCACTAGCCGTTGAAACAGCTCTTTGGGCAGTCCAGCATGTTTATAGATAGTCATGTCCTCACCCCTAATATCTCTGGGTTTTCGTAGATATTGCCGATGACTACCACCGAGCTAGCAACGTCGCGCAAGCGCTCAAAGTATTTGTATTCAATGAACCTAACGACATACGCTCCCAAGTCTTGTCTAAGGCTAACAGCTCCTTTAAACAGACCATTTCTGGATGTAACGATGTCTCCTCTGAAGATATCCTTGCCATCCTTGTCTGTGAAACCAGTTGACTGCATCAGGTCGATGTCTCTGAAATTGTAGCAATTTAATTGTTCAGAAAAGGGTGTTTTAACGTAAATTTGACTTCTTTCGATGTCAATATATACAATATCACCATCTTCATACATTGCTTTCGTGGACTTATTCCACGCTCTATATTTTGTAATCATTGTCCTCTCCATTCCTAAGCCTCTACTACTGGAAAATGAATTTTTCCAACTACTAATGAGCCTACACTATAGTAATATCCACCATTACCATCATCTGCCTCACACTCTGCCAATGCTATAGGATTTTGATTATGATAGATGGTAACCGTGTTCGTACTGGTAGTTTCTCCCGAATCACTTTCCTCTGTTACTTGTTCACCAATTTTAATATCGGTGATAATAGCGTCTAGCTTGACATCTTTGAACTCCCCGCCCGCTGAGGCACAGCAATCACTTTCAGACATTTCAATAGTAACCCTTGTGCCATCTTCAAGTAACAGAAAATCTTTATCCCATTTCACGATACGCTTGTAGAGTAGCAACTCTTTAAGCTCTTCCAATGAGCCATACCTTGCATTCTCCCAATCGGGCTCGTAGCAGATTGGTAGTTTAATAGTTTCTGTCATCTTAATTACCTCTTTCCTTCAAATAACTAGGAATATCATCCCCAACATTTACTTGGTCATACTGTTCCTTGCTTACTAGGAACTTGCCATACGCCCCACAATCGAGGGTGTATAGGTTTTTAATTTTCGATTTTCCAGTAACCTTGCCGTGTAGTTCAACGGCATTATCAGCCTTGTGGATAAGTACCATCTCAATAGGCCGGTTGACTACCCAGACCACTGTAGCAATATTAATGGCTAGGGAAATCACAAGCAGAATTGTGGCAACCACCAGCTGGTTTTCTCGTTTTTGTTTTGACAAAATTGTCATCAATCATCACTCCTTGTCTATCCTTAATGTCGTTATATGCTATTGTGAGGCACTCCTCCACGTCGTAACCAAGTTGCAAGCATAAAACTACTAGCGTCACGATAGAATCGCCTATAGCGTCTTTTAACGACCATTCTGGGTCAGCGAAATCATTTGGTTTTAGAAACACGTCTCTAATCTCGCCTACTTCTTCCGTGACCTTCATCCATTCGATTTTAGGATTGCCTTTGTCTAATCCATGACTAATAGCCCACTCGTTGACCTTGTCAACAAGTTCAGCGATACCATCCTTTACTGGTGTATCAAGTCCTAGCAGATAACCAACCGAAACGCCAAAGTATTCAGCTAGCTTTTTGGCCTTTCCTATGTTGATTTGTCTTTTGCCGTTCTCGTATTGAGACAATGTACTATCTGGAAAACCCAATTCTTTAGACAAATTCATAAGAGTTAGCCTTTTCTTTTTTCTTAACTGTTTAAGTCTGTTCATTTTCGACCTCCTCGAAATAGTTGATCGTAGATGTAAGTGACCACTAAGACGATAATTTGAACTACTATCATAACGCTTATCACTCGTTGGTCTTTTACTGCCAGTCCCATCGCGAAATCAAGGAGTAGTGCGCACGTTGTAAACTCAACTGCATCCATCTATTCCACCTCCTCGATTTCAATTCCTTCGCAGTCGAATACCCAGCCGAAACCGTTTGATTCAAGCTCTTTGCGGGTGTGTTTGACTCTATAGCCTTTATTTTCGTATTCCGACGCAAAAAACCATTCTCGATTGCCTAAATTTTGATTAAGATGGGTGGCGTATCCATTAACCCCTTTAAGTTGAACCGTATACCTAACTTCTTTCTCGACCTCATACCCAAACTGGTGCATGTTGACGAGGATTTTGATTGCTTCATTTTTTGAATTATCAAACCATTTATAGAAATCTGAAGTTCTTTCTTCATCTTCCCAACACCTAATCAAATAGTATATATCACTCTCTAAATTATATTTGTGTTTCTCATACCAATCCGCCACACACTGTTTCACCACTGGTTTTTCGAACAACGAATCGTATAAGTCCTCAGCATGGGCCATTGAAAGGTGCCCTACTGTTGCCAATTTCTGTACTGCTTCATCTCTTTTCATCATCGTTAGTTCTCCTTGTAAATAATCAGTGCTGATATATCATACGTTCTGCAAAAGCCATGCTCATAGATTGCTACCGCCACGTTAGATTGATATTTAATATCAATAATTTCTATATTTGGTTTTTTTGCAAGAAAATCATTGATTAATTTATCAATTCCTAGATGGTTAATATTGTCAGTTTCCTCACGTAAATACTTCGTTCTAATCATCACATTCCACCATTTCTACCTTATATTTTCGTGCATTGCGATATTTCGATCCCAATCTGTGCAATTCATTAATCGCATCATTCTTATCACTGAAGACTTGCTCACTGTCTTCCGTGTTGTCGTAGTACACGATTACTTTATATTTCATATCTCAATCAATCTCCTTCTTTTGTCGTTTGCTGTTCATTCGAGCTCCTTGATTTCAAATTCGATGCGTGGGTTAGGACTGTACTTCTTGCGAGCTCTTAAATCGCAAACAACACTGTCATCCGTCCAGACGATACCCTTCTTATCAACCTTGTTGTAACCAGCTTTTGAGATGCTATCAAAGAGCGCTTTGACCAAATTATCAATATCGGGTTTTCTGAAATGCCAAAGCGTCTCGGACATGAACCTCTTGAATGTATCCCACGTTTTAGCTCTAGCCTTTGGCGTGGGCTTTTTTGATACACTCAAAGGTGCCTTCATGTAAAATGTGACATCGACTGAAATTGGTCCGTCGAAGAATTGCCCGTTATACTCTTGTTCAATCAACTGCGAACACTGACGGCGCCATACTTTCATTTTTGGGTCTTCATAAGTCCCAAACTTGCTGAATCGTGGCCTTGTTTGTGGTTTAGGCTCGATATTTAAAATCATTTTCATAGCTACACCTTAGAATGGCAAATCCTCATCACTGATATCCATAGGGTTGCTATTCCCGTAAGGTCCGCTCTCCCTTGCAAAGTTTGGCCCTTGCTGTTGTGGTGCTTGTTGCCCATAAGGCCCAGCATAGCTGTCATTGCCAAACGCTCCCGACGTGTTGCCTTGATTTGCACTACTGCCTTCACGCGCCGATCGACTTTCTAGCATTTGGAAGTTCTCAGCGACAACCTCAGTAACGTACACACGTTGACCTTGCTGATTCTCGTAGCTACGAGTCTGAATGCGTCCAGTAATACCAATCAAAGCTCCTTTTTTAGCCCAGTTAGCCAAATTTTCAGCTTGCTGGCGCCAGATAACGCAGTTGATAAAGTCTGTTTCACGCTCACCGTTAGCGTCCTTGAAGTTACGGTTAACAGCTAGGCTGAATGTAGCTACTGCGACATTGCTAGGCGTGTAGCGTAGCTCTGGGTCTTTGGTTGTTCTCCCGACAAGTACGACATTGTTAATCATTGTTTTACTCCATCAATTTCTACACATAAAATGTTTCTTGGGTTTAACAGATATGTTTTACCATCATCCACTAATGAAACTGGTTGATTAGTCTCTATGCAGTGCATTAATTTGTTCTTAAACCCTTTGTCACGAGTTTTAATTTCCATTCCAGATTCATTCACCATCAGGAATTTTACTTTTATCATTGACTTCCTCATTTCAGAATTTCATAGTTTACAAAGTTATCGTCCAACAACTTAGCAAATTGATGCCATTGCCCTTCTCCGCCATGGAACGTAAGAGCAAGATTGACCTTGTACGGCTCAACGGGCTTGCTAGGAGCTTCCTCGACTGGTTTAGTGTCTTCGATAACCTCACCAGTTTCAGCGTTAACCGCCTTGATTTCCTCGTTTGCTGACTGTTGGGCCATAGCTTCAATCTCCGCCAAGCGTGCCGCTTCTGCTTTCGCTTTGGCTTCTGCTTGCTGCTTACGCTCGATAGCTGCATCACGGTCCTTTTTCATTTGCTTGAGAATTTCCACTAGAGGTGTATCATTCTGCAATGCTCTAGTGTATGGTTCAACTGGTAACTCATAGTCAAGGGCTTGCTCCTCAATCATGGCAATGTTAGCCTTGTATTCCTCAAGTCGGTCATACTCAGCCAATACAAGAGCGTCGATTTCTTCGATAGTCTCCTTCTTGAGCTTCATTTTCTTGTCGATAAACCACTTTTTCAAAGAATAGCCGTCGTACTTGTCCTTGAATGTGTCCTTGTCCAATCCGGCAAGTTTACACTTTTCTTCAAATACCGCTCTAACGTGGTCAGCTCGTAGCAATCTTTGGTGTTCGTCAATCTCGTCTCGTTTGGTGCCCAATGTTTTCAAGAGTGTTTCCAAAGGCCCTTTTGATTTTTTGAAACTAGCTTCAAACTCGGTCAACGGATTTTTATAGATTTTTGCGATATCTTTGCGTTTAGTTTCAAGTTTCGTCAATAAGCTATTGAAACGTCTAAACTCCTTCTTAATATCGTCATATTCAAGCTGGTCCAGTTGTTCGTCTGATAGCTCGCTAACTGCCGCTTGGATAGCTGCATCGAATTTGTCAAAATCGAAATTAATCGTTCCCGGTGTATAAACCGGTTCGATTGTTTCAAGAAAATTGTTTGTTACATCCTTCATATCTAGTTTCCTCTCCTTTTATTGATTTCCCCTTGAAGGTCATTGACCACGATTTCAAGCCCCGGAACTAGCAGCTCATGGAAATTTTTGAGTTTGTATTTTTGTAGATAGTAGTTCCCAATATATTCGAAATCTTTGCCACTTAACAAAGCCAACTCGTTGAGTTGCTGCATAATAAGGTCATGCTGTTCGTTGCTGATAAAGTTAGGTTGTGGGCTGTTTTGTTGCTGGTGTTGTGCTTGCGGTTGCTGATTTTGATGTGATTGGTTTGGTCTCAAACTCTCCTCTGCCACTTCGAAGTGGTCCACGTCTTCCTCACCAATCGCAAATAGTGCTTGCAAGGCGTACTTCCCAGCGTATGATTGTACGGCCCCTACCCATTGCGGTTCATTCATTTGCTTTAATTCTCCGTTGCGGGTTTTCAAAATCGGTACGGGAGATAATTCTGCGAACGCTACTGCTTGCTCTTTCTCCTCTCGGTTAGATGCCGTTGCAATCGCCTTGATAAAAGTCTTGCCAGAGAATTCGACTAGATCATAGTTGACTACAACGCTCCAATTTGATTTCAAACTTTTAAAAGTGTTGTAAATATCCTCGACGTGCCTTGAAGCGTACTTGGCAGTCCCTTCTTTCTTTTTTTCAAGTTGCATCCGTTGTTGCAACTCTGTGAATGTCATCTCTTCCATGTCATATCCTTTTATATACCCCTAATTCTCAAATTTTGGGGGTTATTTGCCGTTTTACCGTTCCTCTAGTGTAATTGTGCCACTAGATTAGTTAGGACGGTTGCAAGCGATTTTTAGAGCCATTTCCTGCCCTTTGACTTTTTTAGGTGCCAAAGCTCCTTTTTGAGCTTGGCGTTTTCTTGAGCTAGTGACAAAATTCTGTCTTGCTGACTATTGATAATCTCGCCCAGCTCACGACCTAAATTCATGTACTTGTTCCGCCATCGGCTGTCGACTTTATAAGTTTCTTGTTCCATATTTAATGCCTGCCCTCCCACCACTTCTGTCTTGTTACTTCGCAAATATTTCTAGGAGTGCTTTGATATCGTCTCTTGTAACTTCTTTACGTTCTGTGCGTTCGAAGTCCGAGCCGTCAAGTTTAGTTACATTGTATTCGACTTCTACGATAAGCACTTCACAGTCAAACGCTTCAGCGAGCTTGTCGAGATTGTTTTTTTGTTTTTCGTAAAACTCAATCGGTAACTGTAGTGCTTTCCAAAGACGGTCGTCAAAAACTGCTTCAAACACTATGCTTCCTTTGTCCTTGTAACTTTTAAGAAATCCATCTTTTTCAGCACTGTAAAATACGACTTGTTTTTCTGTTTGTTTCATGATATATTCTCCTTGATGATTATTATTTTCTGCACAGGCCCTTACCTGTGCTTTTTTAGCGCTCTCAACGTGCACCCATCGCCCCACCGCTTCATGTTTTTCAATGTTTTATTAGACTTTTTTGGGGAAGATTAGGAAAAAGTGATTTAGTAAAGTTTTTTTGGGGAAAAATTATGGGTATAAGTTACACTCCACGGCAGGGCTATGGCTACACGCTGAGAGATTGATGTTATTTGCTATATTTTTGTTTAAGCCGCTCTTGTTTTTCCTCTGGCGTCTCTACGACCTCAAAGAAGTAGTCCTTTTTTGGGGGCTTCTTTTTGCCAAATAGGAATTTTAATAGGTGTTTCAAATCAATGTCTCTCCTAATCCATGTGCCTTGTTGTAGCGGTCTCGGCTAGGCTCTGATGCATTGCCTTCGAAAGTCCACGCTGGGACTTCTGCTTCCTCTTGCTTGTTTGACCAAATCCAATTGATAAGTTTTTTCATTTTTGTTTCTCCTTTAGTTGCTTGATAATATTCTTGATTTCGTTTAAGACAAACTCGCTGTCTTTGTATGTTTCATAGCTATCCGAAAACCCCTCGCTAGCTGTGAAAGGGGCCCAATCGCCATGATGTATGCAATCGAAACCGATATAGTAGCCGTTGGTGGGAAACGCACTCCCATAGTCGTTAAATGTGATGCCTCCGTGACAATCGATTTCGTCAATGTTGACGTTCAATCCGTCTGGTACTTCGACGTATCCGCATAGATGCCCAAAATATCCATGTCTTCTAATGCAGGCATTAAATCCGTCAATGACGTAGGCTTTGTTTCCGCCTTCGGGAATTATTTTTAAATCTTCCACATAGCGTTCTTGATTAGTCATGTTTACCTCTCTTATTCTTCTAACTACTACTGTATTGTTATCAGTTAGTAGTTATTATTCCTTAGTGTGCGACAGCACCATATTGTTATCAGTTGGTGCGTGACAACGCCATATTGTTATTACTTAGTTATTATTATTATTTAGTTATTATTAGTGTCGGATTCTTCAACTTTTGAATTATTCAACTTTTGAACTTTTCAACTTTGTAAAATTCAACTTTTGAACTTTTCAACTTTGTAAAATTCAACTTTTGAACTTTTCAACTTTGTAAAATCAGTAAGTTGTAAAATCATCATCACTATTACCTGTGGATAACTCTTTCTCTAAATGTCTCACCCAGTACTCCCAGTAACTATCAGTGATGGGGATGTCTTGCACTAACGGATGATTCTGTATCCCTTTACCACGCCCTAGGCTCTTACGATATACACGGATATAGCCCGCTTTTTTCAGCTCCTCAAACGCCGCTCTGTGAGCGTCCCTGCCGTTCTTAGACCGCTGAGACAACTCCTCTAAGTAAGGTCTCCAGGTTTCCTTGTTAGTCATCAGCACCCATAACAACCCTTTAGCTTGTAGGCTCAGTTCAGCATTTTGGGCTGAGTGGTTATTCATTTGAGTATAGTTGTGGTCTGTGTTTCGTTGGATATACTTCATATCCCATGACCTATGCTCCTTTCTGATAGATGCTTGTCACGATATCGTAGTAGCTATGCCCTGCAGGTATCGTGTACTTAGTTAGATCATCAACTCTGGAACCGTCTGCCATAATGTTGATTATGGTTGGTTCCCATTTTTGTTTTTCCATGATATAATTACCTCGTGATTTGTTTTGCTAGTCCCTCGATGGAATTGCCGTTCCAGAGGGACTTTTTTTGATAAAGCCGATTTCAACGGTCTATTCATCGAGTTCGGACATTGATGTTCGAACTCCTACAATTGCCATCATCTCATTGACATAAATAGCGTGTGGTGAAAATGTGATGGTAGCTTTTGGTTTTTTGCCCGCTGACATTTCTAATTTAAAATCAGTAACGCCATAACCTAACTCCCAGTCGTTGATTTTAATTGAATACCCTGAAGAATTAAGAGATTGTCCCTCATTTGGTTCTCGTTTAGGTTTAATACTTAGTTTTAATTGCTTCATTTTTGCTCCTTTTTAATGAGTCTGTCATGTTAGTGTTTCAAAGTTGGTCATTTAATAAATAGCCAGAAAATAGCTGTACCAATAACAACTCCGAACAAGCTACCAATGATAGCTAGTACCACATCATATCCGTCTAAGTTCGACTCAAAGAAATCTTTGAGCTTTTTTAGTGCCTTCATTTTCAGTTCCTTTCCATTTGATATAATAGTTAATAAAAAACGAGGTTTTTATTATGTCGATTTCTATTTCCGACTGGATTCAGGTCATTGCTATTGTCGTTTCGCTTGTTACCGGTGCTATAAGTATCAGGCTATCAAGGATAGCCATTGAACAGTCAGCCAAGGCTAACGAACAAAACGCTTTATCTATCGAACTTACCAAGCAAGCTGCCGAAGATATGGCTAGGCCTTACGTCAATGTATACGTGGATATTTTCGCTATCAAGAAACATAGTCGAATGTTTACCTTTAAAAATTTTGGGCAAACCCCTGCTTACATTAAGTCAATTCAAGTTGACAACTATTTAGGGAAATACAACCGCCACCATTTCCAGTCACTTGTCGGCAATATGCTAGCTCCTGGACAAAAGATTACATCAGCTATTGAAGAACACTTCAGAGGTGTCGGTAATGTCACCGTCATTTATGCAGACGTTAACGGCAAAGAATTTGAAGATACATTCAAACTTGATACCCAGATATTTGAAGACTTCGCATATATTTTGGTTGAATCCAATAAATCTGATGAAGTTCCATCAGCTATTCGACAATCGACCATGGCACTGCTACGAGAGTTAAGATGACCATCTTTTGACTTCGTCGACATCCATGTTAGTGTCACACTCGATATTGATCTCCACATCCTCGATACTCAATGAGTTTTCGAGGATTTTATTTTTGGCGTCAATTGCTTCTACGACATCCTTGACAGTAATGTCGTAGATTACTTTAGCTTTAGCGTCGTCGCTATTAGTTAGTAGTTCCATTCGTTCACCTCCTTACCCTGCTACTTCATCTTCATTCAAGAACTTGTTGATAAAATACTGCTGACCCTTGCCTGTGACCTTTGGCGTCTTGTTCACACTGATATGTCCATCTGCGTGTTGCACGTTTGTTTCCTTGATTTCAAAGAGTTTCAAGTCCATACTGCGTTGGGTTGGCATGTTCCAATCTGAGCCCTTGCGCTTAATCAGGTAGCCATTTTCACGCATCCAAGCAAAGAGGCGATTGGCACCGATTTTGTAGCCGTTTTGGCTAATGAGTTTGGCAAGTTCACCGACCAAGATAGATGTGTGGCTTGCACTTACTGCGTCAGCAAAGAGGACTTTGGGTTTGTCCGCTTCAATCTGTGCTTCTAGCTTATGGACTTTCTTGTCAGCCATGAGCAAGGCTCTTGCCATGATTTTCTCTGGACTGTTGAAGTCCTTTTCAACTTGGATGAAATACTGGCGGACTGCTTTTCCTTTGTCCGTTCGTTGAATCATGGCGATTTCTTTTGCCATGTCTAGCTTGATGATGTGGTCAGTCATATCTTGCAGACCTCCAGGGGTCGGACATTTTTGGGTCACCCTTGCGAAATCCTGATTTTCTTCAAAACCATACTCCGACATTCTTCCAAACCATTTTCGATATTCTGTTTTAACTCCCAATGCCTCATGCAACTGACGACCAGATACCACTGGTTCGTGATTGTCACTTAATGTTACGTTAATTAATTCGTTCACGTCATTCCTCCTACTCCTCAAATTTTTCCGTTGAGTACCTGACTTTGCCAGGTGTTTTTTTGGTTTTAATTATTTACGAAATTTTCGTATTTTTTTCCTAAAAAAATATCATCGAATTTCACATTGAAAAAAAACATGTATTTTTTCAATAGTTGATAACCGATATCAGAACTATCTTTTTCTAATCTAGCAATTGTTTGACTTGAAACTTCGAATTTTTCTGCCAACTCTGCTTGAGTAAGTCCTTTGTTGATTCTCATAGCCTCTAAAGTCCACTGCATATTACCACCTCCTTATCTTAATTCATCCAAGCTGACTTCCAGTGCATCAGCGATTTTGCACATATTTGTCCACGACATTTCTTTTAATCTTCCAGCCTTGAGATTTGAAAAATTAGATGGATGGACACCCGATTCTTTAGCTAAACGATACATAGACCAGCCTTTTATTTTTAATTGTTTTTCAATTTTATTCCACATCAAAATACCATATATTGTGTTTTTTAAGCACATTAAATCCTTTCTTATACAATATGTTGAAAATCAAATATATTTAGGTTATAATATATTTGACTAAGACCTCTCACCGTTTTAGTCAAGATTTCAATAGAAAGGAGAAGATAGTATGGCAAATACTCCAATAAAACCTGGAACAGATAATCAGAAACCTGGTCACTATGTAGAGGTAGGACCTCGTGGCGGAAAAGTCCCCAACGGTCATACCGCAACTATCGGAAAAGGTGATCGGCTCCCTCCGACATCTGCTAAAGGCAATGGCTGGAAAAAAGTCTAATCTTCGTTTGCGTACAATCGTTTAATGGTTGTACGCTTTTTCCATACACAAAAGCACATTCCAAAAATATTGATTTGAATCCATGCTTCGGCGTAATCTTTCCCATTGCTGGCATAATGAGTTATATAATGGTGAATCATTTTATTTTTCCTCCTAAAGGCTAGTCATATTTCGGTCTTAGCCTTACAACATATCCTGTAGCAGTGGTTACATCATTTAGTGTGACTTCTGCTATTTTTTTCGCTCCATCCTCTGTTTCAACAATTAGTCGTGTATAGAAACGACTATCTAAAATGTTCATCAGATTTGGTTTGAAACTATACGGATATCGTCTTGGTCTCATCTCCTCACCCCCTCTCAAATGTGGTATAATCAAAATAAAACGATTGGGGAACTGTTATGTTAATGAAAGTGAAATATGATAATTGGGAGAATTCTGAAGCAAATGTAACTGTAACAGATATTTGCCCCAATTGCGGTAGAGGAATAGAGCCTATTTTAAAAGATTCATCATTTTACAAAGACGAAGATAGACACATCTTATTCCTAACTTTATTTTGCAACTCTTGTAAATACGCTTGGGTAGATTCTTATGATTATCTATCCAATTACGATGATGCCATCCCACGCAATTTACACTACTATAAAGAGTTACCGTCTGAATTTCCTAAAGAAATTTCTGAACTTTCTCCTCAAGGTGTCAAAACGTATACTCAGTCTTTACAAGCCGAGGTAGATGGATACGACACTTTAGTTGGGATTGGACTTAGAAAATCGCTAGAATTCATCATTAAGGATTATTTAATCTACAGATTTCCTGAAAAAACTGATGAAATCAAGAGAAAACTGTTAGGTTCTGTCATTAAAGATTATATTGATGACCAAGTTTTACAACAACTCGCTCAAGCCACTGCGTGGATTGGAAACGATGAAACTCACTACATCCGAAAACACACCGACAAAGATTTACAAGATCTGAAAAACTTTCTAAAAGCTACCATTCGATTTCTTGAATATCAATTGACTATTCTTGATGCTCAAGAACTTGTGAATCGTTCAAAGAAATCTTAGAATCTACTTCATCCAACTTCTCAGCAATATATGTCACGGTCCTCAGTATTTCATTGAGGGCTGTTCTTTCTAGTTCATTCATTTTTCTACTCCTTATCTTTTTTATCACTTCGGTACTTCACTATCTGACGGATAGTGAAAGACACAACCGCTAATCCTAGCAGGATTATCAATCCAGTTTCTTCACTCATTGCTTTTTACGGCAAATGATGGTACATTATCAAGTAGAGAAGGGGTCAGAAGCCCCAATCTCTACTTTTTATTTTGAAGCTTACGTTTGTGTTCTAAGATTTGTTTGTGCCACAAACGCGCTTCTCTGGTTAAGCCTAGTACCAATATGACGGTTGCAGTGTCCTTGGTTGCTAGGCTTTTTATGATGTGTTCCATCATTTGCCTTACCTCCTTTCCCTTAAGCTTGATTTAATTATAATACGATTTTTTCGTATTGTCAATGGTTTTTCTCAAAAAAATAGGATTTTTTCGTATTTTTGATTGTTTATCAATCAAAAATGATATATAATGTAATTATAAAAAATACGAGGTAATCGTAAATGGATGAAAAAAAACGAATGCGAATTATTGCTGAAAATATTACACACTTTAGAAAGCAACGTGGCATCACTCAAAAAGAGTTAGCTAAAGAAGTTGGAATTACAGCAAGTACTATGACAGACTATATGAAATTAAGAAGTGCTCCTTCTTTTGGTGTTATCCAAAAACTTGCTGATTATTTCGGTGTTAGAAAATCAGATATAGATACTACCTTTAAAGAAGAATCCATCAATTCCTTCTCAGATGTTCCAGATTTACTCACACAGCAAATTACAAACACGGCTCGAAAATTAAACACTGATAATAAAAAAATTGTGCTACGAATGTCTGAGGATCTTCTGGACGAGCAAGAGAAACGAAGAAAAGCGAAGATAAACGAAGCATCGGAAGCTATCAGCTTGTACCAAGTTGAGGTTGTATCTGAGACGGCAGCAGCTTGTGGATTTAACTATGGATTCGGTTATGAAGATACAGACAGAGTGACTATAGAGGTTGACGAGCAGCCACCACACCACGACATTGCGACTAAAGTTAGTGGTGATTCCATGCAACCTAACTACCAAGATGGAGATATTCTCTATTTAGCAGATAAAGGATTGACTACCTATAATGGTGATTTAGCAGTTATCGCATACGGAGACCGCTCTTACTTCAAGAAGATATACACCGAAAACGGACGCTTACGCCTAGTGTCGCTCAATGACAAGTATGAAGACATCATCTTAGACTTCCCACCAGCCGAAGACACACACATCAAGATTTTTTCAGTAGTTGGGGTGTATAGAGGGAAATTGGAAGGTGAAAATAATGAAAGAGATAATCTAGAATGACGACATCCGAACTATTGGGGAAGTCGTAGATATTTATCGGGAGAGATAACATGAGTATCGAAAGTAGACCAATGGAAGTGATTAAACACAACCTAGATTGTCAATGTCATAGACGAAGAGAGTGGATTAGAGTCAATGATGAGTGGCATGCTATCGAGTTTTCAGTGGATGATCCAAACGAACCTCCTATGACCGAAGAAGAAAAGGTCAATGTGGCCTTAATTCTTCAACAACACTTACCGAAAGAGTAAAAACAACTGTTTCTAAAATAGAAATAGTTGCAAACAAAAAAGCCCCACGCTCAGAAGTTTGGCGACCGAGAGCGTGAGGTTTGAAAATTGTATAGCAAAACACCTAATTCTTAGGCTGTTTTACTATACTCTATTTTATCATAGAATGGAGTAAAAAAATGGAAAAATGGAAAAAAGTTGTAGGTTACGAAGATCTATACGAAGTTAGCGATTTAGGGAATGTTAGAAGCCTAGGCAAAGTTGTGCCAAAATGGGACGGTTTCCGATTGTTGAAAGGCAGAGTTTTGAAAAAGAAACTTACGCAATTTGGGTATCACACCGTAGCGCTCACTAAAAACGGAAAAGCGAAGCATTACTTTGTTCATAGAATTGTTGCTACTTGCTTTATTGACAACCCGGATACAAAAACGAAGACGCAAGTAAACCATATTGATGGTAATAAAACCAATAATGCTGTTGATAATTTAGAGTGGGTTTCTGCTAGTGAAAATATTAAACACGCATTTAAAACTGGGTTAAAATCCGTGCAGCAGTCTCAAATCGACACTATTAGGGCGCTTGGAAAAAATAGTAATAAAAAGGTTCTGCAAATGGACCTAGACGGGAATGTGGTAAAAGAGTGGAATAGCATGACGGATGCTAGTAAAACTCTGAAAATTAACCTTTCTTGTATTTCAATGTGCTGCAAAGGTACAAGAAAAAAGGCTGGCGGTTTTGCTTGGAAGTATTCTGAATGCGGGGGTGGCTCAAATGATTAGGAAAGTCGCCATATACGTACGAGTGAGCACCACGAATCAAGCCGAGGAAGGATACTCTATAGACGGGCAAATTGACAGCTTAGAGAAGTATTGTGAAGCTATGGGGTGGGATGTTTATAACAAGTATATTGACGCCGGTTTCTCTGGCGGTAGTTTGAAGCGCCCTGAAATGGCAAACTTGATTAACGATGTAAAAAAGGGTTTGTTTGACACGGTTTTAGTTTACAAACTCGATAGACTATCACGAAATGTAAGAGATACACTTTATTTGATTAAAGATGTGTTTAATATAAATAAAATTGATTTTGTATCGATCCAAGAAAATATAGATACTTCTTCAGCCATGGGTACTTTATTTCTAACTCTTTTATCTGCAATAGCTGAGTTCGAAAGAGAACAAATCAAGGAACGCATGCAACTAGGCAAGCTAGGGCGGGCAAAATCTGGCAAATCGATGCAGTGGGCCAAGACATCTTTTGGCTATGATTACATCAAAGAGACTGGCACGCTCTCAGTCAATCCATATCAAGCCCTAATCGTCCGAAAAATGTTCGAATGGTATTTATCAGGTATGTCGATAACCAAGCTCAGAGACGCTCTCAATAAGCAATATGGGCAAGATAAAGAGTGGAGCTATAGAACTGTTAGAGTTATCCTCTCAAATCCAGTCTATTGTGGATATAATCAATTTAAGGGCCAGATATTCCCTGGCACTCATGAGCCTATTATTTCCGAAGAAGATTTTAACAAGACGCAAGAGGAAATCAAAACAAGGCAAAGGACAGCCGCCGAGCGATTCAATCCCAGACCATTTCAAGCTAAATATATGCTTTCTGGCATTGCTCAATGTGGCTACTGTTCAGCCCCTCTTGCTATCAAGCTAGGCATGGTCCGAAAAGACGGCACGCGCTTAGTCAAATATGAGTGTAAGCAGCGACATCCAAGGAAGACCAAGGGCGTGACGGTTTACAATAACAATGCAAAGTGTGATTCTGGATTCTATTTCAAAGACGATATCGAGCACTTTGTCCTAACCGAAATCAGCAAACTGCAAACTGATTCAAGTTATATCGACAAGCTATTTTCAAACACTAACCAAGAGACAATAGACCGTGACAGCTACCAGAAACAGATTGATAATCTGACCGCTAAGATTAGCAGGCTTAATGATCTATACATCGACGATAGAATTTCACTAGAGGAATTACAGAAAAGGTCAAGCGACTTCATGGCAAAAAGGACAGCACTTGAAAAAGAGCTAGACGCTGACAGCTCTATTAAAACCGTAGAGCGAAAGAAAGATATTAGACGGGTGCTTGATACAAAGGATATCTTCACGCTTGATTACGAGCAGCAGAAAGTCATAGCACGCGCCTTGATAAGCAAGGTTCGTGTCACTAGTGAATCCATCGTTATTTTGTGGAAATTATAGAGCGTTTTAGTAACGTTCATTTCAATCAGTGTAAAAGCTCGTAGTTTAACGGCATTCAATTTTTTTAACATCATTTTCATGACATCATTCCTTCCATATTTTGATACATTGGTAATAGCAT